ATCAAATTTATTCAAATTAGTATTATTATATAATAGTATGGCACTTCGTATAGAAGTTTTTAATGCTTCTGTGGTTTGAGTAGTTTTCTTTTTATCATATTCAACATAATTATCAGTTATCAAATACAAATATTGAGGATCAATAATTTGTACGCCAATAGAAACAACTGCTTTGGGTTGAATAATATTATCAATAATTCTTTGTTTTTCTGTTTCTGAAATATAGTAATTTTCTTTTGGTTTTAAAGATATAAAGACTTTACCATAGACTGGTGGTGTTTCATCTTCACCACCCCATATGGATAATGAATCCACTGATGGATAATTTTTTTTGATATATGATTCGTAATCTTTAAATGTAATCAAACGATTTTGTGTAGTGAACTGTGCAGGTGCACCAAATTTAATTGAATCTACCGATTCTCTTAATGCACCGCCAGAGGAAACATTAACAACATCAACTGTTATTTGTGTCATTCCACTAATTGAAGAATTTGGAACAAATGCGTTTGATTTATTTGCTTCTGGTCCTTTTGTAACCAAATAAGATACCGAAACTATCGCACCATCATTAAGTGCTTTCCCTAATACATCGTCGCCAAAATAAATTTGGTATTGATTGTTTTTACTTTCTTGTAAAAAATAAACAAGAGAAGTTGAAGTAACATCAAACACATCTGTTGAATTTGTATATACTTGTGAAAAACTATTTCCTGAATTTGGACTTACTGAAACCAAAATGGTTGTTGTGTCAATATTTTCATCGGGTAATGTGAAAACTGATTTGGGGTTAGATAGTTGCGAATGCGTAAAATCATAGTTGGCAATTACACCCTCGTAAATTTCTAGACTGTCAAAATAAAACTCTGTTCCAGTTTTATCGACAGAAACATCTTCCAATACAACGAAACCATATGATATACCATCAATCAAACTTGAGCTAAACCCCGTGTCTCTGGTAATTGTCAGAGAACCAGGTGAAGTATTTCCGCTATTCACGGTAACATTAACTATTGCTTTTGATGCTTTTGTTGAATGAGGCACATAACCTAATGTTTTTGCGTGAGAAACAACCGAGTCTCTCAAAAGGGCAGTATCTAAAAATGCTTCGTTAGCTACCATATTAAGGTAGTATGCGTTGTAGTGAGTGTTATATGCAAGTATATCTAAAAGAACAGACAAACCCGAACCTTCAAAATCATAATCTTGAAAGGTGGATTGTTGTTGCAGATAAGTTTTTAAATTTGATTTGATTTGGTCAAAATCAAGGTCGGTAACATTTAAACGAGCGTTAGCCATTTTATCTAATCCGTTCTAAAAGAAAATTGATTGTTATTGGTGTTGTTAAATTGGTAATAAAGAATTCCATACTAACATTATATCCGTTTCTATCGATATCCGCAAGCACCGTCAACTTTGAAATTCTCACTCTAGGTTCGTAATTTAAAATAGTTTGTCTAATTTCTTTTTCAATTGAAGTTGAAGTAATGTTGTCTAAATTTTCAAATAACAATCTTCGAACATTACTTCCTATATTTGGTTGGAAAAATCTTTCATAATGATTAGTCAAAATTAAGTTTTTTACAGAATTAATTACGGCTCTTTCTCCAAGATTACGGTTTATATCTTTTTTTACCGGATGTATAGCAAAATTTAAATCCAAATCGCTATATTGTCTAATTAACTGTGTAACTACTGTAGCCATTTTTGTTAATTAATTCTCTCTTTTAATTTGTCTGTTCCTATGAAATTATTCATCAAGTCTAATTGAGTTTCACCCATTCTCGAAAATTGTCTAGTTGTATTATAATCATTAATTAAAGTTTTTAAATTAGTGTAAAAATTTTCATCATGGGTTCTTCTTGTGTTCATGTAATTATTTGTATCCGCTAAATCATTATTTATTTGTGTAACTACCGACAATGATAAGTTTGATGTTCTGGTGGCTGTATATGGATCTGCTTCAGTACCCGAACCACTGGTAGTTACATTTATACTTGAATTTATTGTATTGGCATATGTTAAAATAATTGTATCATACTGGTCAAGTTGCGGTTTAACAAGAATACTGGTCATGCTACCTAAAACAGTTGAAGAATTTGCTATTTCATCTGTTTGGTACATAATGTAAACACCAACTTTTGAATACGCCATTATTGTTGAATAAAATGGTTTTTGGCTGATAACATTATCTTCCAAATAATCTGTAAAGTTTGTGACACCAGAAATTCTATCTGTATGTGCTTTAAACCCATTTAATGTGTTAGAACTTTGCAAAATCAAATCGATTGACACATTAATTATATTCTGAAATAGTGCAGTTATCGTTGAAGTTGTTCCTACAACATCGGTTGTAACATTATGCACATTGGCAATATTGCTGCTCGAACCAGTTTTTAAAATAATTAAAATATTGTTTGCACTATTGGAAATACTCTGTGTAACATTTGCCACAGGATTTGTTAAGTAACCACCAACATTATTGTCTGCAATGTCTTGTGATTGCCAATCTTCAATAATACTAGGAACCGATTCAAAATGCGATACAACATTAGATGAAAAATCTTTCACCGAATCATTTGGGTCATCGAAATTGTATCCAAGTTTATAAAATAATTCTGCCATAATTTAAGCTTCCATGAAAGGTGTAAATGTTGTACCTGTAGTGCCTCTTGGTGCAGGATGTATGTGTGTATCAAATAACAATGAATTGATAACATCAAACATCAATATAGAAGAAGAAATACCTATTCTGGCCAATATTATATTTCCAATTGCAAAATTTCCAATTGGTGCATTAACTGAAACAAGTGAAGTAATCGAACCAACGGTCGTAATACAACCTGGTGTTGCCACTGGTGTTACGGGTGTTGGAAGTCCAAGAGACAAACCACCAAAAGAAGATGTGAAACCATAAGGTCCAGCATAAACGCCCAGACCTGCATTGACCCTTGATTCTGCGGTCAATGTATCACAAGTAATTGAACCGTTGATATACAAGTCGGATCCTAAATTCAAACTTTGTGAACTTGACAACCTTAATGCACCACCAAATTTTTCATTGGCTGCAATTGAAACATCTTGATCGCCAGAAATACTAATGTCTTTTACACCACGAACATTCATTTTTCCTTTTACGGCAAGGTTGTAATCTCCATTGACTTCTTGGTTAAAATCTCCATCGACTTGCATGTTGCAGTTACCTTTGACCACAATGTTACATGCACCACTTACATAAATGTTTTTCTTACCAATGGTGATATCAAAACCTTCACCAAAAACTTTTACAACTTGCGTTCCGTTTGGATGCATTTCAATAAAGTTTTTAGATTTGCCGTGTTGTATTCTAACTCTTTCTCTACCTGGAGTATCATCTAATTGAATTGAATTGCCAGATTCACTATCCCACGTTTGAACATATGGATACAAAGGTGGGTTGTCCACAGATGCAGGAGAAGGTGGTTCTTGAAATAAGTTTGTAGAAGGGTTTGCTGCTAATGCAGAAACTAACGCTTCATATGATTTTGTATATTCTTTTTGGTCTGCCATAATATCACCTTAAACAGGGTTCGTTCTATTGTGTTTAATTTCGTCAGGAGTTTTTAGTCCATCAGGAAGACTTCCTGTATATTCTTTAATAATTTTATTTGCTTCGTTCATTTGGTCTTGACTTACTGGAACTAATAACCCTACTGTTGCAGAAGCACCAATACCTGCAACCAAAGAGAGGGTCTTCGTACTTTCTTTTAATAAATCTCCAACGGCACTACTTGCATCTTTAATTGCGCTGACCAATTCGGAGAATCCTTTTCCCACATCTTCACCAGGAACTTCCAACTTAGATTCTGCCCAAGCGTCTGCGAAAATATTAGCCAATGTTTTCAATAATTTCATTAAACATACTTTTAATAGTGCCAAAAATTTTGCAGGTAAACTTAAAATCCATTGAATGATTGCTCTAATTTTTGTTATAACAGCGAGAACATATTTTAGAAAATCATTCATAGGTTCAATGTATTCCTTTTGAATATAACGAACAAATTCGGCAAAAGACTTTAATTGGTTGATTATTTGAGAAACCGCACCTGTACGATCGAAAGCACCCAATGTTCTCATAATTGACCTAATACCTTCTCTTACCCATTTCATAATCGCTTTTAAAAACTTTTTGAGTCCAATACTTTTCACTAAATCATTCACGAAATCACATGAATGTACTAAAGATTTATTGGTTGCATCAATTGAAGTTCCTTCAACATTACCTCTTGCATATGGAGATATGGTTGGAGCACCAGCCAAAGAAACATCGGCCAGAGTAACAGGTACGGCAGAATTAGAGTTTAATGCCAATCTAGGTGGTGCTATACTCATTTTTTATCCTCTAAATTACACATCTTTAAAATACCGTTTAATTGTTCCCGATAACAACAATCAAGTTCTTTGTGTTTTTCATCAATAACAATATCATTATGGCAATGGCAATCCAGTTCCTTTATCTCTTTACTAAATTCATCCAAAGTAATGATTCCAGCCATGTATTTTTGCTGTGAAATTACCGCTTCAGCAGTCAATATGTGTAAATTTTCTAACTCTTTACTCATGTCACTATAGTATTTAAATTTTCTTTATAACTGGTTATCTGTGAATCAACATCATTTAAGCTTTTCCCATCAATCAGTTTTTGGGCAGCTATTATGTTTTCTTGTTCGGAAATTTGGTCATTCAACGATTCAACTCTTTGTTCTCTTTCGGTAATTTCTTGTGATAATCTTTGTTGTTCTTCTACCGTTTCAGTATTGTCTAAATCAATTCTCAATGAAGCAATTGATGTTTCTTCTTGTTCTTTTTCGTTTTGTAAAAGATTTATAGTTTCTTGTGTTGGGTCAGGTACCGTTGTTACTGGTTGATAACTTGAAACGATACTTGATATCGCAGAAGTGGTAAATTGCTTTTTAATACCAGGTAAAACACCCATCATAACTGGTTGTTGTGCGTTTTCACCATCTAAAAAGAAACCTAAAATCCAATCACCCAACTGAGGTGCCGAAAACATTTTAGAACCATTGATTGGATACAAAGGGTGTCCCCAAGGTAATGATTCTGTTGGTACTTTTAATTTGTTCATAGAGTGCCAACCAAATATTCTTATTTGGCAACGACCCATAGCTAAAGGGTCGACTCTATTTTCGACTTCTCCAACCCACCAAACGAAACCGTCTTTGCCGGCAAAATTAGTATTTTCCATTATCTGTATTTAGACTGAAATAAGGAAGCACTATTTGCAGGTGCCAATCCGTTGTTTGTTGAATCAGAAGCAATCTCACAAAAGGTTTCATGTTTATCTGGCTTAATTAAGTGTCTTGTTGCTACAATCAAATACTTACCAGAAATTGACATATCTTTTTCTGCTTTTTTATTCTCTGCCACCGAAATCGAATTGACCGCAACATCTAAAATAAAACCAGAAGATAACATGAAATTACCTGGAAGAGCAATGTTCATTTTTCTTTGCAATAGATTGTGAAAGATTGCTTTTCTTTGTGGAATATATGTGTGCGTTTCGTCAATTAATTTTGTGTTATTATCAGAATTGCTTTTTACATACTCCTGATAATTTCTATACAATTGAAAAGGATAAAGGCTAACTTTAGAAAACGGCATCAAACCGGCATCTTTACCTTCTCTATTCACAGAAATAAATGCGTTTGGATTTTTATTCAAATGATTTGTTGATTTGTAATGATTTTTTAACCCTAAATCAACTTCCGAAAGAGTTCGAGTTACAACATCAAAACCTATAAAACGATTTGAATAAAAACCACTTCTTGTATTTTCCAAAATATCAAATGCGGTATTAAAGTTATAGTTGGTGACACCTAAAAATTCTTCATTAATGGCATCTGAAATATTTTTAGGTTGGAAATTAATTGTAAAAAGTTCTTTCACACTAAACAGTTTTGTCAACGAAACAAAATTAAAGCCAATCTTATTTTCATAAAAAACATAATCGGCTAAATTGTTTTCACTTACAGACCTTTTAATCAACCAATTCATAGTGTCAATCGGAGATAACAAAGGAACTATCACATTTTGTATACCTTTTGTTTTTTCAAACAGGCCAACTTTTGAACGAGGAACTTTTAAGTAATCCAATAAAACAGATTCCGCAACTTTAGAATATTCACCAGTATAACCTTGACTAATTTTTTGTTGTGCGGAATAAATCATTTCTTCCGAAACAAAATGTAAAATATACATTTCGGAAGTTTGATTTAGATTTGTCCGATTAGTTTGTTTAAATATTCTGAAGGTCTTAGTTAAGTTTGTGCCTTCTTTTTCGGTGTCTTTTGATATATTGATATCGATGAACTCGCTACCATCAAACAATAACTTTTTTGTTAAACCAATTGAATCTTTTAACAAAATATTTCCCGACATACAAGGAACTAGAATACTATCAAAAATATTCAGTTCTTCAAATATTGCACTCACATCAAAAGTACCAAACTTGGAATTAATCGCAAGTTTGTTTATTTTAAATTGAGTTGTTTGTTTTAAACTAAAAGCCATTATCTAATAATACTCTGAAATTCATTTTCAACGGCAGGAATAAACTCCGACTTCAAAAGTTTTATAGTCCTTTTTGAATCGTTAAATTCATTTTCATATTCATAATATGATTCAGTTTCTTTAGAAATTTTAATTGTTAATTGTTTGCCGTCTTGTAATGTTATTGTATTTGTCGTGACAGCTGTATTTGCATAAGTGTTTGCATCTGTGGCAGTTTTAGTTTCAATAAAATCACCTGTTGCACTTGTTGTTCTTGTTTCAATGATATAATATGTTTGAATATTTGATTGTGCCCAATTTATTCCTGATTGGCCTGCGCTAGCACTTGGTTTATATTTCTCTTCTATAAATTGCATGAGCGTTCTTTGGTCTAAAGGCCAATCAGTTTCAACATCAACAATGTCATTGAACATTAAAATGATCCAATGTCTTTCTGGTGAACCATATAGTTTGTCTGCTATAATTTCTGGTGTGTCACCATCTTTAATCTCATATTCATAAGAAACTGCTGTGTTGTCTTTAAAGCTTTGTTCGAATCTAAACCGTGCAGTTATTTTTGAAACAACATCGGCATTATTATCTGATAATTGATATAGAGTTTGAGGAAAAAAAGAAAAATAGTTTGCCATTTTTTTATTCTTATTGAAAATCTAAATTTTTGTACAAACCATCCGATGGCGCCAATGTAGATGTTAATTTTCGACCTGCGGTTCCTGCAAAACTTGTCTTGGTCATAATTTCGGTTTCTTTAAAACTTAATGACAAACGAATTGCCACTGGCATACCTGTTCCACCTAAAGTCGCAGGTTGTCCTGGAACTTCATATGCGGTAAAACCATTTGGTGCATAATCGACATTCATATTTGTCAATACACAGGTCGATATTTTTGGAATGTTTGGATTGACCGCTCCTTCGTAATAGAAACTAATGTCAAACTCTGATGGCGGCACCATGAAGAAACCGCCAGTTCCGCCTTGTGCAACTTCAGGCGCCTGATGAAATCTCAATCTCTCAATAATTTTTTGAACTTCTTTCGATTCTTTTTGAGACCTAGGATGAAACATAAAATCGAAACGAAAACTTCTGAAGTCTGGTTTCGAATACAACAATTCCAACATTGGGTTTTGAACAACACCAAATGCTTGTGAAAATGCAACTTTTCCTAAACCACCTGTCGCATTAGCAATTATACTTGCCATAAATGGAGATGCATTTCGCATGAATTGTTTTCCAAACGCCTCATTGATTCCTCCTGTTGCTCTATATAAGTCAACTGTCGAACCAGTCAATGCAGCTGCGGCCGCCAAACCAGTACCACCTGCTTCTATTGAATTGTAATACTGTACAGAATCGAATAGTAAAGTATCGGGCATGTAAAGTGCAATAGTATCGGTTATTCTTTTCTCGGCTCTAATACTTCCAGTTTGCAATCTTTTTCCAACATCAGAAATGATGCTTAAAGATTCAGACCCGGCACCACCAAGTGCAGAACCTACCGGATTACTTTTTAATGCATTAAACAAATCATTAACTCCTCTCACACCTAATAATTGATTTGCAACATAACTTCCAAAAGAACCGGCTTCTCTGATTCCACTTCCCACTGTTCGAAGCAGGTTCTGGGTACCAGCAAAAAAACTACCTTGGCTTTGTGCGCTCGAAATCGCAGTTGGGCTATCACCTGATGCAAGGGTAGCGTTAGGATCCTTATAACTTGTATGTCTCTGTTCATTGATATTGATGATCATATAATGACCCTTATCAGAAGCAGACAAATCTTCTGGATATCTAAAGGTATTGGTTTCATACTTTGATTGACCCAACACACTTAAAGGTCCTGTCGGTCCTTTAGCGGAAGTTATCTTAATATCTGTTAGATTAAATAAGGACATGTGTTATTCCGAGAAGTTTACTAGATATATTTATTTCTAATTATGGATGATAGAGTATTTATGACATATAAAGGATGGTTTTCTTTTAAAAACCCAAATAAATACAGAGGCAATACTAAAAATGTCATTTACAGGTCGTCTTGGGAATTAAAAGTTATGAAATGGTTGGATGAAAATCCAGCAGTTTTGTGGTGGTCATCCGAAGAATTAATTATCAAATATCGTTCGCCCGTTGACCAAAAAATACATCGGTATTTTCCAGATTTTGTTGTAAGATTGAAACAAAAAGACGGTAAAGAAAATATCGTGGTCATTGAGATAAAACCTCACAAACAAACTTTGATGCCAGCTCAAAAAAGAAAGACGAAAAGGTTTTTGCAAGAGATGGCAACTTATGCAATTAACCAAGAAAAGTGGCGTGCGGCAGACCTATTTTGTAAAGAACATGGCTGGCAATTTAAAATTCTGACCGAAAAAGAACTGGGTATATTAGGCATTTGAGATAAATAAAGAATGGCAAAATTATTAGATAGAATTAAAAGTTCAATAGCGAAAGAGGGATTTACAGTAGGTTCCAATGCGGCCAGAGGCTGGCTTCGAAATAAAGTCCGTCAATTGTCTCCTTCACCAAAAACGCTAATGGACGATAAAAATAGAATAAAAAGCAACTCAACTATTGGAAAAATGTATTTCTATTTCTATGACCCTAAGACAAAAGACGACCTACAATATTACGATATGTTTCCACTTGTCATTCCAATCGAAGAATATAAAGATGGGTTTTTAGGTTTGAATTTACACTACATTCATCCAAAACAGAGAATCATATTGTTAGACAAATTGAGTGAAACGGCATCAAACAAAAACTTTGATTCAAAAACAAAGTTAAGATTAAATTATGGATACCTTGCCAGCGCATCAAGGGCGTTCGAAGCAACACCATGTATTAAACGATATTTATTCTCACATATACAATCAAGGTTTTTAGAAATATCAGCAGACGAATGGGATATAGCGGTGTTATTGCCTGTCGAATCGTTTGTTGGTGCATCTACCAGTAAAGTTTACGCAGACTCAAGGAAAAAATTCTAATGTCATTTTCTCCAACTTTGTTTTTATCGCACATGAGGTCGAAGGATGGTCCTGCAAAACCATCAAGATTCGAAGTCATTATTCCGATACCAGAATATATTAATAAGTTTGTGCCAAACAATGTCATTGAGAATTTATTGAACTTACCCAATGCACTTTTTGAAACTGTCCAAGACACAATTGGTAATTTAGTTGGAAATCGCCGACCAACAAGCGGAAATGCAACACTAACCAGATATCTTGCATTACAATGTGAAACTGCTGAGTTGCCTGGAAGAACATTGCAAACACAGGAGTCAAAAGTTTACGGACCAACATTTAAGGTACCGTATCAATCACAATACAATGATATAACTTTAACATTTTTATCGACCAATGATTTTTGGGAAAGAAAACTGTTTGACCGTTGGATAGAAGTAATACATCCTTCTGATACCAACAACTTCAGGTATCCAAAAGGTTCTGACGAGTCTGGTACCTATATGTCACAAATCAAAATAATTCAATATGATGATTTTATCAAACAAATTTATGCAATAGAGCTAATTGATGCTTTCCCAATTGGCGTTGCTGCACAATCACTTAACTGGTCTGAAGATAGTTTTCATAGAGTAAGTGTTCAGTTTGCTTATCAGAGATACAGACCAGTTTACGAAGGAAATTATGACCTTGCGGCCGCAGCAGCCGCGTTGTTAGGGAAGAAATTGACTACATTTTTGCCTTTTGGTAAGGCGTTTACTTAATTTTTAAAAAGTGAGGAGATTATGTTACCTAAAATAGAAACACCCGTTTATGAAGTGAAATTAATTTCAAATGGAGAAACTGTTCAATTCAGACCATTTTTGGTTAAAGAACAAAAATTGTTCTTAATGAATACCGAAAATGATGATGTTGAAGCAACAGTAAAAGTCATTAGACAGATTTTAAAGAATTGCGTTTTATCGGATATCGATATTGATGCTTTACCTGTTTTTGATTTAGAATTTTTGTTCATGCATTTAAGAGCAAGGTCAGTTTCAGAGACCGTTAATTTAAAATACAGATGCAATAACGACATTAAAACCGAATCTGGTGAAGAAAAGAAATGCGGTACAATCAATGAAATTGCGTTCAATGTGTTGGAAATACAACCTACATTGACAGAAGGTCATGTTAAAAAATTCAAATTAAATGATAAAATTGGTATTGTTATGAAATATCCAACTTTTGAAACTATGCAAAAGGCAATGGGTAAAACAGAAAACGATGTTATTATGGATTTGATTTATGATTCTATCGACCAAGTCTATGATGAAGAAAATGTTTATCATATGAAAGAAAATACAAAAGAAGAAATTGTTGAATTTATTGATAATTTGCAACAAAAAGATTTGGTAAATATTAAAACATTTTTTGAAACAATGCCAAAAATGAAAAAAGATATTCATTACAAATGTAAAAAGTGTGGTTACGAAGAAAATATTACACTAGAGGGCGTCCAAAGTTTTTTCGCATAAATTTATATTATGATAACCTAAGTAATTACTATAAGACTAATTTTGCTCTAATGCAACATCACAAATATAGTCTTACAGAACTTGAAAACATGATACCTTGGGAAAGAGAAATATATGTCACTATGTTGGCACAATATTTGGAAGAAGAAAAACGAAGAATGGAACAACAAGCGGCAGCAAATAAAAGATAACAATTATGGCCGAAGCCACAAAATCTAAATTAGCTAACATTTATAAAGAAATGTTTGGTAAACATTCTTTATCATTGAAAAGAATTGAAAATAAAATTGTTCGTATTGGAATTGATACGCGAGTAACTGCAAAAAATACGAGTGTTCTTCCCGCTATGGCAAAAAATATGAATTTGATGCGTTTGAATATGGAGAAAATGGTGAAGTTAAGTGGTGGAACTCCAAGTGGTGGTAAAAACTCACCATCTCCTAATTCTCAATCTGATGGTGGTACTGGTGGTTTCTTTGGTGGACTTTTCTCTTTATTGAGTGGTGCTTTATCTGGTGCTGGTTCTATACTTTCTGCACTTATACCTTCTCTCAGTGGATTTTTTGGTGCGTTAATAAAAGCAATTATTGCTACAGGTATTATTACTTTAGCTCTTCAACAATTAAGTCCGGAAACAAGAGAGCGTCTTAATAAATTCATTATTGATGCTTTGGTAGGATTTTTTGATGCTGTAAAAGATGGTTTCATAAAGTTGAAAGATCTTATGACTGATCCGAAAGTCGTGAAATCTTTTCAGGGTGCAGTTTCAGCAATAGTTGATACGATTGTGGCGGCAATTAAGTTGGTATTTACAACGCAAATTCAAACACCTTTAGGTCAATACTCTCTTGGCACTATTGTTACTTCGCTTGTACTTGGATTTGTTGGATTAAAGGCAGCGGCAGCTGCCGCAGCTGCCGCACTTTTGAGTATTGGTCGTGGGCCCATTGTGCCTTCCGGTGCACCTGGTGCACCTGGTGGAAAAGGTGGTAAAATGGGTGGATTTGGAAAGTTTGCAGCTCTTTTGGGTGTAGGTTTAACACTCAAACACATTTATGACATGTTTGGTGGTAAAAAAGAAGCAGAGGCTGCGTTAGGTGAACCATCACCTGGAACACCAGGTGCATCACCGCCTGGAACATCAGGTGCATCACCTGGAACACCAGGTGCATCACCACCTGGAACATCAGAAAATACAGTTCCAAAAACAACTACAGGCGAAAAAATAATAAAAGGTGCAGTATTAGGATTAGAAACTTATGGTGCCGTGCAATTGGTGCGCCAGTTACCATCAGCATCAGCAGGTCCAAGTAAAGCTCCAGGCCCTTTTGACCATTTAAAAGGCAAAGAATTAACTTCTTTTGGCACAGTCGGTGAGAATAGAGAGATGGCTAAAAACAAAGGTTTATGGCAAAAAATAATTGATGTGATTACTAAAGCTGTAAAAAAGGGCGCCAGTATGAGTATGATTTCCAAGTTTGGGGCTAAGTTTGGTTATTGGGCTGCAGCTAAGTTTGCAACTGTTGTAGCAGGCGTTGCCGCCGCGCCGTTCTCGGCCGGTTTCTCACTATTGATTTCTGCATTAGGCGCTTTATTACTTGTCTATGATATCTATCAGATTTATGAATTCTTCGTTAATTTGGAAAAAGAATTAGCACAAGACGAAAAAGATTCAAAAATAATTAGAGAAGAATCACCAACATCTTTTAGATTTGATCCTGCCTCTGACTTCATGGGATACAATCCTAGTCCTGTGCCTAATGCTCCTGCCAATGCTGCTGGCAGGAATACTCCAGCTCAGGTTCCGACTGCCGCTGCTCCACCATGGCAGCGGGGCCCGGGCGACCGCGGCCCCAGCGCTGCTCCGGCTGGCGCTGCTCCGGCTGGCGCTACTTCTACCAATGCCGAAAGAATTATTGATGGAATATTTCGAGCCCGAGAACGAGAAGGCCAAGGCACCACAAATAATTCTGGATCAATAGATCCATCAAGAACAACTTTTGCCCAATTGTCGCGTGAACAACAAGACGCATTCCTGAATAAACAATTGGAAGTTGAATCGGGAGGAAATCGAAATGCGTTAGCGTATCGACTCAATAATCCTGGAGCAATGTTGTATGCTGATTGGCAAAAACAATTTGGTGGCGAACGTGCAGGACCAGGATATGGTGTAGGAAGTGTTAAAGGAAAATTTGCTAAATTTCCGACAATGGAAAAAGGAAGAGAAGCACAAAGAGCGTTGTGGTCAAGTCCTACATATGCAAATTTACCCTTAGATAAAGCATTAAACCTATGGGTAACTGGAGATCCTAATAAAGATTATGATAAAAATATGCGAGCATCAATTACTGGTTATAAAAACGCCATGTTTGCGGCTATTGGTTCTCAACAATTAGCTGCAGCGAGTTCGTCATCACTAACACCAAGTTCAAACAATGCTTCACCTGCACAAGAGCCTTCTGTACCAAATACAGGAAATGCATTGATGAATATTTTTGCGGGTTATTTGAAATACAGAGAAGAATATATGCAAAAGAGTGGTGCATCTGCTCAGGTCATTACGAATTCTGGCAACACCACAGTAAATCAAGGCGGCGGCACAGGTGGTCAATCAGTAAACCCATATAATGATGACATAATGAAATACTTACTAAAGCCCGTTACATAAAAAAAACCCGGCGCAAGGCCGGGCTGAAATGAACAAATTAATTAATCTTGTTTTGCAAGAGATTTAAAGTAATCCAAATCCGCATCATCTTCAGACATTACTTTATCAATCTTTGACACATCTTCATCTTTAACGGATGAAAACACTGAATCAGTTGCTTTGGTTCTTGACACTGGTGCAGTTCCATCAAATCCCAAAACTTTATCAAGACGAGATTTCAACTGCTCATATGATTTGAATTGTTTCTTCTCCACAAATTCTTTCAAACCATGTTCAGATTTCCAAAGTGCTTCCAGTTTCTCATCATTACCATCACAGAGTGCAGATTGATTAGCAAACTCAGACTTATCATAATTACGATAACCCTCAACATTACGAATTTTCAATTTGAAGTTAGCCCCTTCCCACAAATCAAATGGATTAACTGCCTTCTCATCTGCAAATTCTGGATTCATTGCT